ATGGTTGATCATGAAAATGACAAAATAGATAAGCATAGCGACGAGCTAGCTGTCGAAAGTGAAGAGAAACAGAGCGGGAAGAAGATAGAAGTGGATGAGGATCGCCTCCCCTCGCGGGCGATGGCGATTCACGAGCATATTCGTCAGGACGGGGAGAAAGAGCTGGAGCGAGATGCAATGGCGCTGTTGTGGTCAGCCATTGCCGCCGGACTTTCAATGGGTGCCTCACTGCTGGCAAAAGGCATCTTCCACGTCAAACTGGAGGGCGTACCGGGCAGTTTCTTGCTGGAGAATCTCGGCTATACCTTTGGCTTTATCATCGTCATCATGGCTCGTCAGCAGCTGTTTACCGAAAACACAGTCACGGCCGTGTTGCCCGTGATGCAAAATCCGACGTTCGGTAACGCGGGGCTGTTGATGCGACTGTGGGGCATTGTATTGCTGGGGAATATACTGGGCACTGCGATTGCGGCGTGGGCCTTTGAATACATGCCTATCTTTAACGAAGAGACCCGCGATGCGTTCGTTAAGATAGGTATGGAGGTGATGAAAAACAGCCCTGCGGAAATGTTTGCCAACGCTATTATTTCCGGCTGGCTGATTGCCACGATGGTCTGGATGTTCCCGGCAGCGGGCGCTGCGAAGATCGTGGTGATTATTCTGATGACGTGGCTGATTGCGCTGGGCGATACTACTCACATCGTGGTTGGGTCAGTTGAAATTCTCTATCTGGTATTTAACGGTACGCTGCACTGGAGCAACTTCCTCTGGCCATTTGCCTTACCGACGCTTGCCGGAAACATTTGTGGCGGTACCTTTATCTTCGCCCTGATGAGCCACGCGCAGATCCGCAATGATATGAGCAACAAGCGTAAAGAAGAAGCCAGAATAGCGGCACAAAAAAGAGACAACGCGCAGAAAAAGGTGGAAAAACAGTCCTGAATGGCGACGGTTTGAACAGTCAGGCGGCCCCTCACTTACCGAGACAAACAAAAACCGGTATACTCGGTGCCGCTTCGTCCCCTTAGTTAAATGGATAAGATTATTAATATCCATAACAAATTGAATATAATGAATTTATCTCTAAAAATAAAAAGCACCATGTACCCAAATATGTACACATAATTTTAAGCTTCATATTACCGGACAATCATCGAACTCAGCAGAGCGAGCATCGTTGATGATGTAGGTGATCACCCCAAACACTGGCGAAGTCACATTGTAATCCCCCACTGCGTCTGGTATCTCTTCGCGCTTACCGTTCTCCAAGTTCACCAGGTGATGTCTTGGGTGCACACGGAAGCGTTTTATCTTTAAATCACCATCTATCCTACAGATGAGCAAAGAACCATCGCAAGGTATCAGGGAGCTATCTACCACTAACAAGGCACCATTTATGATGCCTTCTCTCCAGTATGTCTGCCCTGCTCTCATGAAGTATGTAGCTGCTGGATGCTCAATAAACTTCTCATCTAGCGATATGTGGCGCTCGACATAGTCAGCTGCCGGAGAGGGAAAGCCCATAGTTACCTCTACTATTGACACTGGATAAAAACACAGTATAAATACTGTATATCCAACCAGTAAAGGGAGAAGGTAAAAATGTTTGTTGAGCTGGTTTATGACAAGAGAAACGTTGCAGGTTTGCCCGGTGCAAAAACCATAATTCTTAATGAGCTAACAAAACGTGTACACCGAATCTTTCCCGATGCAGAAGTGAGGGTAAAGCCAATGCAGGCCAACGCCTTAAACAGCGACTGCACAAAAACTGAGAAAGAAAGGCTGAACCGTATGCTTGAGGAAATGTTCGAAGAATCTGACATGTGGCTGGTGAGCGAGTGAACTATGGACAGCTTGATCATATCGGGGATCAGAATCTATTTCCCTAAACCCGGCGAGCGTCTCCCCACCCCACCGGATAACATGCGCAATTTTGCCATCAAGGGTACCGTAGGTGAGCGTTGTTGCATCCTGGCATTCCTCCATAAAAATTGGCAAGTTCTCTCGCTTCCTGAATACGAGCATACAGGAGCAGCCATTATGGAAGCGGTACGACAAGGAAAGCAAAACTGGAGATAGAATTTGCGTAGTAAAGGGGCCGAAGGCCCCCTTCTTTTACTCGCCTTTCAGCTTTTTGATCTCCGCTTTAAGTTCTGCAATCTGGTCCATCATCGCCAGAATCGCTTCATGGTGAAGTGCCGCCGCGATGCCGTATGTATCAACCGATTTAACATCACCAATTTTGGATCCGTCCGGCATTTCCAATTCAAAATCATCGGTTGTCTTAACCGCTCCAGGGAAGTATTTTTCTGCTTCATCAGACATGAAACCGAAGCCCTGTGTGCCGTATGGTTCGTAATACCAGGAGTAACCACGCAATGACCGCATAACTTCCAATGGGTTCGGAATGGTTTCAATGCAGGACTTAACTCGACGATCTGACGTGCTCTGCCATTGTGTGGCCTGTGCCACGCCGTTGGGGTTGAACATATAAGACGCTGTGCCACCGACGCCGTCGGTGATATTCATCTGAACACGTTGCAATGCTGTGCTTGAACTTCTGATACCACCGATCGTCCAGTTCCCGTTATACCAATTACCGCGAAGCCAGTTAATGTAATTGCCCGCCGACCCGCCAGCCCCCGTATTTTGTAGGCGGATTTCGTTACTTTCCGCCGCCATCACGCCAATAGCACCCGCTGCGATGCCGAAAAGCGAGTCCGCGCGCACAAATCCGTCAATGCGAAACGCTTTATCTGAGTTCGCCGCGCGCAAGTGAATTGGAGCATTTGGTACGGTCAACACCCCATCGTCGCCGAAAATCCATTCTGCCGACTTGCTATCCGTGACGTTTTGAGTGGTGATCCTTGTGGAATAATTCCCGCCTACCGTTGCAACAGCGCGCATTCTACTTTCAGCAACTACTACACCGTTGACCTTATATTGCGACTGCACAAAACCGCCATCCGCAGATGTGCTTGCTGGCGGCATCTCGGCATCTTCGTTAACAACGGACCATGACGTGTTCGCGGCGACGAAACCGCCTGAGGCACGCACAATCCACACACCGGCAACCGTGTTTGGTCTTACTTCTGAAGTGTTCGCGCGACCGTATACCTCACTTATTAGTGATGCATCAAAGTTTACGTTTGACGGCGCTGTTACTGACGTTGTTGAGGCGTTAGCTACTCGAGATAATGAACTTGTTGCCCCAAGTCTAAAGGCACCAGTTGTTGAGCTATTTGGCGGGGCAAGCCAAGCGCCACCAACCGTACTTGCACCTGAAAAACTACCAGTAATATTTGGCACCGCGTTCTCGAATACCGTTCCGGGAACATAATAACCGCCACCGTCGCCACGAACGAACAAGCCGCGAATAGATCCACTCTGCACACCGTTCAGGTCTGGAATACGGAAAGTTGTTGATCCGTCGCCGTTGGAGTAGCTCCCTCGCTGGTTCGGGCTTGCAAGCCAAGTAGCATCATCAATCGGAGTATGCATTTGCGCGTGTGCCCACAATTCAGGCCAGTCGGCGCGGTTTACAATCTGCCCGTCCTGCGGCAACGCCCACGCCGGAATGAATGCGCGGCTATCCCACAATGTACGCTCGCCTACGCCGAAGTTTTGCACCCCGTTAAGCGTAGGGCCTACACCGCCGCCCCCGCCGACTATGTTTTCGACCTGGCGTAAGGTTGGCGCATCGTATGGGTTGACTGCGTCTCCTGCCAGCGGAGTAGACCCAAGAGGGCGAATGTTAAGCCAGGCGGCGGCACGGTCCGCAAGGTCTGACAGGTTCAGCGATTTAACGAGCGCCTCAACAGGATTGTGAGATGCCGCTTCTTCTGCGGATTTTCTCGATTTTTCCGAATAGTGAAACGACGAATATTCGCTACCGGTTACCGGGCTATCCTCCGGATTAAGCGCATATTTACGAGCCAGTTCCTTATACTCTTCAGCATTCGTTTCGCTATGGGATGCACCAGCAGCTGAGTCCTGTGCGCCAGTCGCAGCAGCGGACGCAGCCTGCGCATCAGTTGATACCTGTGATGCAGTTTCAACGACCGTGTTTTTATCGGCTTCAACCTGCTGCGCATCCTGGTTGATCTGTGCAGCAAGCTGATTGAGGTAATCAACATCAAGGGTGCTCAGTGTTTCTGCAATACTCCTCCAGGATGGTCCTGAAAACGATGTGCCATCAGGCAGAAAGACAGTAATATTTCCGGCCGCACTGAATACAGCCTGCCAGTTTTGCTTGTCGTAGTTCAGCCCACGCAATGCCTCTGTGCTCTGCACTACCAGCGCCGCCGTAACCTGGTTCTGTGTGGCACGTGGTACTGCATTCCACGCGGAACCTTGCTGTGTAGGGCCGGGATATTTGCTGATGAGGGTGATTTCAGTATCACCTTCAACGGACTTAACCGGCAGCGTATAAGTTACACCCCCAACGGTAGCGACAACGAAATCACCTGCGGTCAGTTCCGTGGAAAATGAGGTGCCTGCCCCGGAGACCAAATCTGAGTTATTGGTCAGGGTTAACGTTCCTGCTGACATATTATTTCCTCAATACATGGGGGGAAGGACAAGGATCGGCATTGCGATGTTCTGGTTAAAATTATTGTTAAACCCCTGGTTGTAATAATTACCGACAACCCGACTGAGCCCTGCCCGGATATTATTCCCGGACCGAATCATGCCCTTAAAGCGCACATTATCGTAGTCACCGATCTTGCGGCTATTTGACCCGACGAAACATAATTGCGTAAAGCTGGTTCCGACTGTCTGGTTACTGTCGGACACGGTAAGAAGGCGTTCGTAAATAAATGGTCGTTTAAGTGTGGAAAATGTCACCTGCCCCGCTGCGTTGGTCATGGTGATACCAGGTCCTCCAACCGGGGCCGTGTTGTTGAATATGACCAGGTCTAATGTAACGCTCCCGGTGACGTCATCAGACCCTGTGTAATTAGTATCCCGCACGATAATATTGGTGCCGTCGAATCCTACTGATACACCTCCGTTATCCCAGCGGGCGAAGGGTATCCCGCTAACAGGAAGGGCCCGGGACCCATTCACAACCCACTGCCCAACCCATGCGCATGTCATTAATTTTGCGTTATTCGATATCGCGGTGAAATCGGTAGAGTCAGCCACCAGCAGACCGGTGTTATAAGTTCCTGCTGGCAATATCTCAAGAACCGTGCCGCGCCAGTCCTGCGGGGTGAGGTTGTAGCCGAACTGGGGACCTCCGTTGATGATTACTCCACTATTTCCATTTCGTGCAACTGACGCCATTGATACGGGGATCTGAAGAAATACCTGGTTATCGACGATATCCTGTACTTCTACCGGCTTCGTTGGTACGACAATCACCTGTGACCCAGCTGTTAGCGGGGTGCTTATTGTCATTTGATTACCGGCTGTGCCACGCCCCGAGAAGCTCGTACAAAACGACGGGGCACGAAGCCCCGCTGTAATCGCCATCACCGGGCGACCATCGTTATAATCAATCAGAATACCTTCCGGCATAATTCACCTACCATTTACCGACAACGACGCGCCCGCCACCAGACAGATTCACAGTAATTCCATTGCCGTTAATAACGACCGTATTGTTCACACCGTTAAATGCAAACTGGCCGCTGGTCGCATACAGTTTCCCATGGAATTCACAGTCCCCACTCTTATCAATATTCCAGCCACGTGTTCCGGCGAGGAAATTATTCGAGCGGATATAGTTTGCAATTTTGGCATTAGTGATACTGGCATCCTGAATAAGCGCATCGCGGATAAATACCTGCCCGTTATAGACAAAGAAGGCGGCGGTGTAATTTCCCGGATCGCTACCAGAATAAATGCCGAACTGATCAGCAGCAAAAACCACTGTGGATTTATAGGTGCTGCCAGATGGCTCGATGGACATGCCAAAACCGGTGTTATATTTCACACCGTTTCTGAAAATCCCAAGGTTCAGTGTGTACGACGCTTTCGCAGTGCCATCGTTTTTCACTTCGGCTGTTAATTTCTGATTTACAGCCGCCATCAGTTCCCCATCCGGCCCGATCTGCGCCTGTACATAATCAGCCAGTTCAGCGAATGCGCCATCCAGATTTGCAACCGTGGTGGTCACCGTCATAACTTCGGCTTTGACTTCACCGTACTGCTCAAACTGACGCTGAACTGTGCCGTGATTGGCGAGGGCATTTTCCATTATGCCTTCAAGGTTTGTATCAACCCCGCCTTTAACGTTCTGGAATGCTTCGGAATTCTGAACTGAATCATCAATAAGGTCGATCAGGCTTCCTGTATCCATTGAGCACAGAGCAGGGACTTCGATAAATGCAGAAGCGCCGAATGCGTTAATGGTCCTGATATACCAGTAATAGGTATGTCCAACCTGCAACTGATTGCTGGTCCATGTGGTACCCATCCCCTCTCTGCTGGCGTTGCCCTCAACGATCTCAGTTGAAGTGCCCGACAGTTGCGTCTCACCTGATGTCCAGAAGTCGAACTGGGTGGAAACGTTGGTGATAGCAGCAAGGCGGGGGATCATCGTCACCGCAAAGAAACCCTGCTCAATATCAACATGCGAGGGCGGCGGCGGAGCTTCAACACTGAACTCAAGATAAGCTTCCGGCGATTCAGCCCCCATCTGATTCACCGCTGAAACATGCGCCGTGTAGGTATTCCTTGGCAACCCAGTCAGACGAGTGAAAGAACCCGGCACCTGGGCAGAAAGCACCATCTGGCCATTACGACGAATGACGACTTTGTTATAGACAACCTGCCCGATATTTTCCCAGGACAGTATCCCCTGGACCACCTGACCGATTTCTTCGACGGTGTACTTCATGTTCTGCGGCTGGGCAACACCACCGGACGGCAACTGAGTGAATGGAGGGCGCTCTATAGGCTTGCCAACAGCATCACCCCATACATCAGCCGTTTCCTGTTTTAGTGTCAGCTGCACGCCGTTCTGCACACCAAATTTCCAGTCCGTTACCCGCATCTCAACGTTCACGATGCCGATAGACGGGAAATTGACTTTCACATACATTCCGGGGCGATATCGGTAGCCGCTGAGATTCAGCGTAACGTTCATCGTTCTGGCAATACGGGTACGCTTTAACTTCACATCAGCCAGGCGCTGGGCCTGAAACTCACTCGTCACAAATCGCAGTTTCATATCCTGCGATATTTCGACGCCGTCCTCCGCCACCCACTCGCTTACAGATACGGATGGGAAATCAGCTTCAGTAAATCCCTGTTGCGGATCGACGAATGTTCCCTTGATAGTGTTAACACGCTCCGACTGGGAGACTTCCGGCATGATTTCGATATCACCGGCCAGCTGGCTTTCTGTGATCACTTCCGTTGCCGGGCCATAGTACGCGCCAACCAGCAAACCATGCTTACCGGCAATATAGGTCACGTCTCCTGCACAGGCCGCAAGCATCCCCTCCAGAATGCTCACCTTGTTTTCGCTGAGGTCAAACTCACCGTTGATCGTGTAGCGTCTTTCGACGGTATTGCCGCCGGTGATCACATCCTCATCGCAGATGTTGGCGGCTTCCTGAAACTGATCCCAGTTGATGTCTGAATCAGGAACCTTCAGGTAGTTGCGGTAATAGTCCAGGATAACCAGCGCAGCGTTATTGCTGTATCCGGTCAGGCCTGTTCTCGGGTCGTATACGACGCGCCCAAACTTCTCTACCTTGATATTGGGAATACCGGACGGGAATTTCTCTGCGCTGAATTTCAGGGAGACGCGAAGCCATGTGATCCCCTTGCCGATCATGTCATTTTTCCATGACGGGCAGTTCGACAGCATGAACGGATCAGAGGTCTGCCGGTTCGTATGCAACTGGAATGATGCATGCTCGGGATAACTGCTGATGGGTTCGTCGCCGAGCCATACCGTTCCGATGCTGGATAATGAATGCCCTGCGAGAGCAACGGCCAGGTGCAACATTTCACCATCATCCTGCTGGCCGGGCTGTTCTTCTGAAAAGAACAACGTACCGGCGGCAGTGGTACGTCCATACACAACCGTTTTGGCGCTGGCCGCTGCACGAAGAACCTGTTTACGTTCTGATGTGTCACGGTATGAATCGATGGATGGCTTTTTGGTGAGTGCCTGAGTTGCAACCTGGGCAGCAACAGTGATAGCCATTGCGATCCCGTAATACTGATATGAAGCAGCAGCACCTGCTGCAACGGTCGCAATGACAGGAATAGCAGCAGGCATTAACGAACCCTCCAGACGCTCAGCGGTTTTACCCGTAAACTCACCAGACCATTTTCACCAGGCACCCAGACCGAACCGGAATACACCACGCCAGCGCACTTCGCCCCGCCGTTCTCGACGATGGCGATGTCACCACGCTGCGCCAGTTTCACCGGAACCTCGTCAAGGTATTTGCCGATCACTTTTTCCAGCGTCCCGCCACCTGTAAGAATTGCTTTCTTTGCGCCGGTTTCACTGTCATAAGTTCCACGCCAGTCTGCCGCATAGTCATCGCCACACATGGCCTGTGCGCAGTCAGCCGCAAACAGGCAACAGTCATGTTTGCCCCATGAAAAAGGCCGCTCAATGGCGGCCTTCATCACTGCATTTAATCTGTTTTGCCAGTCAGGGTGCTTCATGCTTCCTCACTTATAAGTAAACCCAGGCGCATCCTTTTTGTTGCCCCAGAAAATGGAACGCTCAGCCATCTGCGCCACATAGCGGAATATGCGGTCGCCAGAATAAGAAGCCTGCTGTGATTCGTCGGTATAGCGATCCGGGAAAGGTCGTTGCCAGTCTTCAAAAATATTACTGATGGTGTACTGAAGAGCGTTGGTTTCCCCGGCTGTGGCCCCGGTACCCGATACCTTCCCTTTAAACAGAAGATCGGCAACCTGCACCACGCCGTTGTCATCCATCGCAACCAGGTAGATTTCAGCATTGCGACCAACACAACGTTCATTCAGTGTTTTGGCGAACAGTGACAGGTCAAGCCCGGAAAGCGTCATCTTCACCTGCGTCGGGCTGGTCGTGTTCGTCTCAGTGGCATCATCAATCGAGCCCATGCGTCCCATTCCGTAATAGACGTAGCCACCCAGCACTATCGTCCCGGTACCGGAATGCACGTAAACAGTGCCGGACTCAAACTGAATGCTTGCGGCGATCACCGCTGTCACCCGGTCGCGGGAAAGCCAGTCAACCATTGCGTCAGAAAATGGTGAATACAACATTAAAACGCCTCCTCAAGCTCCAGCGTGTAACTGGTGAACACACCCGGCACCCGGTTCCCCGCCCCTTGCTGGTTATCCTTCAGTTTGAAAATGCCGTAAGGTTTCGCCACCTCAATCGCAGCATTAGCAGGCGGGGAACTACGAAGCATTGGCGCAAACGTAATCATGGCTGTTCCGTTCGCAGCACTCGTCACGTCGGCAGTGATCATCTTCAGTTCATCGTTCACTGTGATGTAGTCGCCTTGTTTCAAAATCATTACGCCAGGAGTCCATCCGCGCGTCTGCAATTGTGTCCCTGTCTGACTGGCACCATTCACAACCGGAACACCTGCCGGGGTTCTTCCTCCCCGCCCCCAGTCGTGGATTTTCACCCTGCCATACTCACCATCGAGTTCAGCAATCAGCGCATCAATACGTCGCGATTTCTCATCTGAAAGATTGTTAAATGTCAGAGAACATACCCAACGGGTACCGGGGAAACGGACCGTCTGTGATGCGCCGTTGAAGGGGGATCGAAAAGTTTTGGTGTTGCTTTCAGGTCGCCACGTCAAAGAAGCCGGACAGACATCTTCCGGCCATTCAAGTGCAGCCATAGTTAACTCCTGTCTTATACGCCGAGTAATCGCCTCGCCTGGCCCCGATTGGAAAAGTCCTGAAGCAAATCCTGACGCGCCTGCTTAGCGCCATCATTCGCCCCCTGACGGGCGGCTTCCTGCATAGCCTGTTTAAGTGCCGCATCTCCGTTACCGGAGATGGAAAAATGCTGCTGAATGGTTTGTTGAACCTGGGCTCCACCGCCGCCAACAGAAGAAACTGTATCATCCACCATACGGACGCCAAGATTACCGTCAGCGGTTCTGGTTAATGGCATGATGGCTTCATATCCAGCCTCCCCCATAAGTCCCGCGCCTTTAGCGAAAGCAAACATGGTCGGACTGTTGACTATACCGTTGCTGAATTTGCTCAGGTCTGGTGAGTCATAGACTCCACCTTTAACGTTAAGTGTTAAGCCATCGTATAGACCTGAAGGCGTGCTACCTCCGGCAGAAGAACCACCAAACATCCCACTAAGAGAACCAAACCAGCCGCTCTCACCAGCAGATTTCAGGCTATTTACCATAATTGCCCTGAGCAGAACTTTCTGGAGTTCGCTGAGTACGCTGTTTGCCCAGCTTGCCCAGTCGGCTTTATTTCCGCTTAGCGCATCGGCCATGTTATCCACCAGCCCATCAAGCGTATTACCGACTAAATCAGATACCTGAGTGTAATAATCACTGGAAGTATCTACCCAGTTAGCCAGACCATTCTGTGCACCGGCGATCCAGTTACCTTCAAGCTCATCTCGTTTTTTGTAGTGGTCTTCCAGCAATTCAAGCCGTTGTTGCAGAGCATCGCTAAGCGCCGCAGTTTCTCTGTCGTAAACGTTCTGGCTAATTTCATTGCTCTGTCGACGTTTCTGTAGGTCACTCTGTTGGTCAAGGAACTCACGCTCAATGGCAAGGCGCTCACGTAAGCGTTCACGCTCTTTGTCCCCCAACCCGGCACCGGCTATTTCTGCATTCATAGAAGCTGCTGCGTTAGCATTCTGAGCCTGGAGCGTTGCGACAAATTCTGCGACCTTTAAGTTCTCCTCATTAGCCTTTTTAACAGAATTGAGGCGATCTACCTCTGTTGCCAATTGTTCAAGACGTTGCTTCTGGGCTTCATTAAGTCCGGTTAGCTTTCCACTGGCGATATCAAACTGTAGCTTTTGTTGTTCAGTAACTTCGGCGCTTTTCTTCCCGGTTGTATCTATAAGGGAAATCTGTCGAAGATAACTTGTCTCTATTGATTTAAATGCAGATTCAAGTTTTTTAGCGGAGGCGTCAGGAGTGATTTTACCGTTCTTTTCCCTTTCGTCTAATGCAAAACCTGATCCCACTGTTGCAGCCCCAAGAGGTAAAGTGCCAACAACTGTTTTTGATAGCTTATCTCTGGTTTGGATAAGCGTAATTAGTTCGTCATTGAGGGCTTTGACGCTGTCGTCTCTTCCGGTTAACCAAGAGAACATGGATTTATCCTGAGAGTATATGCTCTCCCTTCCCTCAAGATTTTTTTGCAGATAAGCAATTCGCTCGTTTATCTGATCGATATTATTCAGGTCAATTTTACCGCTCAGAGCGGCAACTCTGTTACCGGTGCTAGCGGCGAGTTCGCCAGCGCCAGCAGCAGCTTTAACAAGCCAACCAGCAAGCTGTGCAACTTCAGCTACCAGATTGGAAATGCCCTGCAGCACGACAGGATCGGTTAACACATCATGGAGCTTATCGAGAGAGTTTTGCAGCGGGGTAAGGTCTACTTTTGCCAGCCCTGCTGCAATCTCCATCTTAAGTCCAGCAACCTGTGCTTCCATGTCTTCGAATAACTGGTTTACCTTCACCAAGTCATCAATCGAAGAAGGGTCTGGAGCTACACCATAGTCTTTTGCCAGATCAATAAACTGCTTCAGTTTTTCATTATTGTTATCGAACAGCGGCAGCAGTTTTGAAAGGTCATTGCCAAGGCTTTCCAGTACAGTCGTCTTCTCGGCATTGGTGCCAATCTTATCCAGAGATTCACCAATCGCCAGAAGCTGTTTATCCGGACTTACTTTGGATAATTTCTCAGCAGACAAACCCAGAGCATTAAGGGCATCAACTGCCTCGCCAGATTTATTCAGAACGGCATCGCCGATCTTGTCACCAATATCTTTGAAGATATCAGCCATCTGATCGCCGGATACGCCTGCCTTTTCTGCTGCAAACTGCCAGGCTAAAAGCTCTTGGGTAGAAATTCTTAAAGACTTGGCCCATCGGTCAGTTTCGGTAATTTGCTTAGAAGTGCTTTTAAGCAACTGAAACCCTGCTGCACCAACAGCCAGCCCTGCTGCCACAGCCGCAGCTCCTACACCAGCCAATGCTGCACTTGAAGCAGCAGAATCATCCTGAATCTGTTTACTCCATTTAGCTGATGCGCGTTCGGCTTGGTTAAGCCCTGCTGTAAATCCACCAGTTTTAGCAATCAAATCGATGGTTAGCGTGCCAAGAGATTTACCAGCCATATGAACTCCAGACAAAATAAAACCCGCCTTGGCGGGTTATTATTAACTATTACTTTTTAACCTTTCAATGAGTTCTCTTCGAAATTCTTTTTTAAAATCATCGGGAAGAGAATCCACCACCTTATCTATATAAGGGCCGTTTATTAGCATAATATCAGAGATACTACTGCGCCCATGTTTCTTCAAAAGAACAATTGAAAATTCATCAATCGCTGCTTTATTTAAAACTCTTTCCCCGCCATTCAAAAATAAGAATGAATCGGGCACAAACTCGTTAGGCTCTTTGTATTTAATATCTGGTAATTGCTTTCTTCCTGTTATTGCACCAACAATGACACCGCCAATAAATAAAACAGCGGATACTATAATCAAATTTTGTTGAAGCGATAACAGCCCGATGTTGTTAACTCTAGTACCGTCAGGAAACGCTACACTCACATCCATAAAAAAGAATGCATAGACCGCGATCAAAACACCTAATAATGATAATACCCAACCTGCATTTTTCATCACATAACCCCTGTGTGCCTTTTCGGCGAAAGAGTAGCAGGGTTCTGAGATATAACAAAATAAACGCTATCCCCAAGTCCTCATCGCCTCCTGAAGGCTGATTGGCTCATTGGCGGCGACCCGCTCTGCTGCTGCAATGTGCGGGGCGAAGTCTGCTACCCGAAAAGGTGGCGTGTTTTTGCTACGGTTAACATTTGCCAGCACAGAAGAAACAAGAGCAGCCCCCCATTCTGTCCTCATCATAGGGTTTAGGCTTCCGTACTTCTGACGGTACTGAACCCACTGCTGGAACTCAAGAAAACTGAGGCGTTCCTGCGCTTCTGAAATGGTACGTCCACCAATCCCGTTAAGGACTAGTTCGCACCAGATTTCGTCTTCTGCGCTGAGTCCGTCTTTCCCAGATCATTGACTTCCTGAATTGCCACCAGCAAAGCTACCGTAAGGTTTCCATCCAGCGCGCCACGCTCTGGATCAGCTTCACCAGTTACATCAGACACGGTAAACACCTGATGCCCATTCTCATCACAAATGGACGCAGCAATGCGACCAGCCACGCCATCAATCTTGCCTAAGCCAGCGAGAACATCAGACGTTGCAGTATGGTAACCAAGCGGACGAATATATGTTGTAGCAATGTGTTCTTTCCCGTCAGCACCTTTCCATTTAATTTCTTTCTCAACAGGACGGCCTGTGAAAGCACCTGTTTTTTTAAGTGTATCAAGAGTCAGTTTCATGAAATTTCCCGGTATCAGCATCGATGGGGCGGGGAATACTCCCCGCGCTTAATTAACTGCCTGGTTGCTCTTTCGGAATCCATCCGCCCTGACCGGAACGCTGGATAGTTGCGGATGTCTGCACGACGGTATTCCCCTGGAAATCAAACGGGAAGTCGGAAACGTATCCTTTGAAAACATACCAGGTTCGGTCAGATGGCAGGGACAGGCCGTCAACTGCATCCGGATCACTTTCCGGCGCGACGGTTGGTAATGATTCGCCATCGGACCAACCGATCGCAAACGTTACGTCACTCTGGTCGTTAGACTCAGCCATATTACTGAGCATGAGGTGGCTGGCGTTCTGAGGATCGGCATTGAGTGTGGCTGTAGCCTGCCCTGGTGTACGTAATCCCTTTTTATATTTACGGGTGTTTCGTTCACTCAGACAGGTATCGTCAATCTGATCTGCCGGGCTTCCACCTGGTGAAAATGCCGTGATACATTCGATTTCGCTCACGACACCATTCGCGAGCACAAAAAGTTGAGTGCCTTGAGTCACTACTGACATAGTCATCTCCGGATATAAAAAAACCGGCTTATAGCCGGTGTGATGTGAGTGGTTTGATCTATCGGTTGACCAGCCAGTCAACGTCAAAGGAATAGCGGTATTTGAGGGTTTCTGGGTCGCGACCCTGTGCGTTCCAGCGGGTTATGTAGGCCTTACTCTGAATGGCATCTCGCAGCGCTCGAGCCACAGCAATAGTATCTTCGTCGGTGTCCCCATACACATCCACCTGGATGGAATAACGGTCAATATCAGGATTCTGTTTCAGGTAATTTTCTGGCTCACCATCAATGTTTTGCCAGACCGCGTATGGATACACCAGGCCATCATCATGCATGCCAAACGGATAAATTCTCACCGGATCATCGCCCAGCAACTCCTTTACTTTCAGGTTCACCGAGCAGACGGAAAAAAAAGGTGCAATCATGCTGTTGTTCCTTTTTTGGTAGCCTGACGAACAGCACGATCAATAGCCTTTTCCATTTCCTCAGCGAAAACACTGATAACCGCATTATCAACGCCATTCATGGCTGGTCGCAGTACAGGCTTTGCTGCGGCATGTTCAGTTCCGAATTCCAGAAAACGCCAGTACCAGGTGTCGCCACCAGGATTCCCTTTGTCGCCTGCTGTCTTGTATGCCCTACCTGCTCTGCCTTTTCTGACGTTTGCCTTTGTATTTGCATACTGCCTCGCACCGCCCATTACCCCGACACGGAATGCCAAATCACCTGTCCTGCGGAATTGCTTGCTGCTGAAGCTGGCGACGATATTTTTGTGGATCGCTTCTTTAGTCAGAGGATCATCAACTCGTGACGCGTTGCTTCTGGCCCGATCCCTTATAATGTTTGCCGCCTTACGCAATGCAAACCGACCGGCTTTATTACGGGTGACTTCTGATACTGCCTCCATTTTCCCAAGAAGTGATTCAAGCCCGGTAAGACTTACCTCAACACTATCAGCCATCATTAACCCCCTTAGAACAGGGAAGCGTCAGGTATTCACGTCCGCTTTTTGGATCGGGTAGAACACCATGGATGTTATACACAGCACCACGAAATAAGATGCGATGTTTTCTGGTAACCCCGGCACGGTAGCGAATAACAATACGGGTGGTTATTTCACCCTGAGAAGCCTGCGCAGCAATAAATTCACGCGCTGACAATGGGGAAACTTCGGCCCAGACAGTCGCAACATCCCGCCAAGTGTTATTGACCGAACCGGTTTCAGGATTCTGAATCTTTACCGGTTCCTGTATCGTTACTCGATGCCGTAATTTCCCAGCTTGCATGTTACCCCCGGGCTTTTTGGCTTAGATACTGCGGAGTGATATCGCTAACAGTAGTAATATCAACTCTGTCTTCATCATCCATCGCCTGAATAATGACGTCGCATAAGGCTACGTTTGATTCAGCCAGACGGTTTATTGCTTCCGTCTGTTCTTTCTGTGCTGCGGTCTGTTCCCGCAGTGCCACCATCAGTTCGTTTACCAGTTGCTCGTTCATAAGCAATTCTCGCCCACTTTTTTATCCACTCGCGCCGCCTGGTACATCCAGAACAGGACATTAGTTCCACCTACGGTTCAAAAAAAGAATATCGTCAACACCCAAAGGAATTTCCGAGAGGTTCTGCCCGGAAGCCTCCCTGTTGTTATACCAGTGCCCAATAAGAAGCAGCATTGCGGCCCAAATCCCTTTAGTAAAAACAATTTCTCGTGGTGGAGGTTCATCTGGAGAAGGTGGTGTAAGGCTTTCAACCAAAACACCATCACAGTATTTTTCCACAAAATCAGCTGAGGCCTGCGCGTACGCAATGAGCAGTTGATCCTCTTCATTACCTTCAACACGTAAATGCAGCTTAATCTGCTCCAACAGCCCATCGTTAATTTCCATAATGATTAAAGGCGGGGGACTCCCCGCCTCCTCCATCAACCGCCAGCAGGCTCTGTTGCAAAAGTACCTTTGATAAGCGCAGACGGGCGATAATGCGCCAGCGCCAGACGCTCTTCGCAGAGAATGGTCAGCATGTTTTTCACGAAGTTGTCGCGGTCTTCTCGGCTCACCTCAATGGTGGCATCCATTCGATCCCAGACCTGAGAGGCCATATCAAAACCACCGACGGTAAAGGTCCCCTGAGTCTGAGCGCGGGTCGGAACCACAGGAAGCCCCCACATAATGTTGCTGGTAAATGCCTGCGGGCCGCCGAAGATATAACGCCCTTCGTTGTCTTTCAGCAGCGCGATGTTGTGCCAGTCGCGCGGGTTGAGAATGATACCGGAAGCGCTGAACTCGGATTCTGTAACCTGGAAAATGGCATGCGCGATAATGTCGGCACGCGTATCACCAGTCGCGTTCAGGGAGATATCGTAGTCCGTTGCAACATGGTTGATACCTTCCAGGTCGTCACCAGTACCATCTCCGTTCAGCAACTGACGCTCTTCCTCCAGCGCAAGGCCATACAGCAGACGGTTGTTGACATAGGACTGCAACATTGGAGCGTCATCCATTACCTGTCGGGATGCCTGGACCCAGTGGGCAATGGTTTTCACGTTTGCTGTCTGTTTGCTGAAAGTGATATCCGATTCCGGTTTCAGCGCTTTTTCTGCCACACTTGCCGCATTATTGGTGAATACCTCTTCGCGAACATATTCCAAGGAATTACTTGAAATACGCCCTTGCGCAAGCAGATCACGAATAGTCAGGCGGCGAAGACCAGGCATGATGATACCAGGCACCTGCATCGGCTGAATCAGGACACCTGCTGAACCTGCATCACTTCCCAGGGATTTATTAAAAGTTTTTGCTTCAAAGTGGCCCTTGCTGCCGTTCCACGACTTGGTGAGTTCATCCGCGGCACGCTCAGAAAAGGATTTCTTCTCACCCGGATTTTCTGGACCGGAAGAGAGGCGCTGTTCCAGATCAAACAGGCGCTGACCAGTTTTGGTCATTTCATCGTTGACCTTCGCCATATCGTCCTGCAACTGCTTGGATACAGTACCATTCTGTTCGATCTGTTTTTTCTGTTCGTCGAAAAGGCCCTGTAGTTTGCTCTGAGACTCTTCAAGGGCTTTCTGAATTTGAGCGAGTTCTGACATAGTTAATTTCCTAATTCAGGTTAAAGTTACTTATGCTCTTCAACAGAGCGCTGATATCGGGTTTGTTATCGCCGTCTTCGGACTCGCTCCGAATTGCCGACTTAAACCGGGCAATAAGCCCTACTGCCTGTGACTTGCTCAGCCCAACTGAATCCCTCAGCCAGACCTCAACGTCACGAATAGTTTCTATCCCGTCAATGCTCTTAATTGAATCCACGCCCGCCAGCTCATTGGCCGGAAAAGTGCAGACGCTGATCTCTTTCAGTCGGGAAATATTTTTGAAGATGCGGCCACCATTGGCAGCGAGGGTGTAATCATCTTTTGTGGCTAAAAAACCGACAGACATACCCTCGACGGTGCCATGCAGCATGGCTGCTTTCAGGTCACTCGCAGCGCTGTTTCCAGGAGTAAGCTGCCCCCGGACGAAAAGCCCCTTGCTGTCCTCTTCAATGGAGTCCCATTTACCGACCGGTATTTCCCACTGACGGTGGTTAAAAAACATCGCCACCTTTCGGGTCTGCTTTTCAAGCGTGCTTTTATAGGCACCCTGCAAGATGATGTCGCCGTCAGAGTCTGTATTACCGAAAACAGAGGCGTAGCCCTCAAAAATGCCCTGCTTGCCATCACCGGCAAATTTGATTTCGGTTTCGTCGAATGACAGCGTTTTGATGATGTCAGGCATCATAGCCCCCATAAAAATTAAGCCCCGTCATTGCTGCGGGGCTCTGTGTTATTGCCGAGATCGGTTATCGGTACGTATTGCGCCTGGCGCATTGCGACGTCACCACCAGGCAGAGGAGGATAGTTATCAAGTCGTCGCATTTCGTTAATGGTTCGCAATCCCGCTTCGCCCATCGCCTTCATGAACGCCGCACGCGACGCCGAGTCACCACGAAGGAGACCATCAAGATTATGCTCAGCGTGATAAACACCAACCTGCTCCGGTCTGAGAAGCCAGCGTTGAATGCTGTTTTCCCAGCGTGAGATATACGGCTGAAGGGTGTACTGAAGAAACCCCAGATTCTGCTGTTCGATGCCAGTCCCCCAGCTGGTACTCTTTTCAACATCACCGACCAAATGCGGGGGAACACCGAAGAACCGCGCCAGTTCACTGACCTGAAACTTACGGGAAGCCATTGTCTCGGCATCCTGCGGGCTGACACCAATATCGTGAGCCTGAAAGTTCGCCTCCAGGATCCAGAGGCGTTTTTTCACCGGGCCACCAGCAATCTCCTTAAAATTGTCCTCCAGTTGGCCGCGCTGCTCTTTTGTCAGCACCCGGTCACCGGTAGTCAGGATTTTGGGGGATTTTGCACCGTTAGCGTAAAAATCACGCTGCTGATCCTCCATCGCAACAGCCACCCCTGCTGACTTGCAGGCGTGGGCAATAGGTGACAAGCCAACCAAACCGTTAAAACCAAACCCTTTCAGATGAAATATTTCCCGCTGACTGAAGTTTGCATATTCGGTATCACGCTGATAGCGGTAAACAATGCGCCGACCTTCCAGGCGAACATCCATATTTGCGGATAAGAGCGGCAGTAAGCTGATTACATCCCCAACGCTGTTCCGTTCAATCAGTGCGTAGGCATTGCCATAGAAGCAAAGTTGCATGGTCATGGCTTCACGAAATTCCTGCGCGGTCATGTACTGGTTAGGTGAATAACGCAGCAGGCGTGCCAGCGGATTACTGATACCGACTTTTTTTCGATTGTCCTCCTGGTCGGTTTCAAAAACATCCAGTGGCAGACAGGCGGTGAGCGTCGAAATCAGCGACACGCAACGCCAGACCGTGGAAATTTGCAGGATACGCTCATCTGTTATCTGCGAGTCGCCCAGCGTACCACTGGCGGAGACGGGACCGGTTTGCGATCCATGCTCAGGGGTTACCAGCCTTCCACCGACAAACCATGACGCCAGCCGCGCCCACCAGCCGTTATTTGTGCGCAGATCAATGCTGTAATTTGTCTCGTCCATCACATGCTCAACGGTTGTGAGAAGAAGTCGTCAATATCACCATCGTCAGTGACATCACCTTCGGATGCGCCTATTGCCATAGCGGAAGCAACCACACCATCAATACGGCCGGTACTTTTCTTCTTGGCAAATATGCGGTTTTCTTTTTGATCGGCTTCAGTTACAGCAGAAGCCGCGTTCCAGCGAAGACAGGGATTTGTTTTAATAATGATTTCACCATCATCCAGACGCTGCTCGAAAAGCTCTATAGAGTGTGGCATCCACAACCCTGACTCCTGCGCTTTGTAGTAGCCCTGGCCGTGAGGGATCAGCGGCACAGAAACAGCGGCTTCCTCCAGCTCTGGTTCAAGATATTTGATGCGGTACTGGTCAAAGGCGATAGCTTTTATAAAAAACATCTGGGAAAGGTCGGCTATTCGTTCAGCAACAAATCCATACTTAACCGCTTTACCTGGCGTGGTGTGGATATATCCGTCCCGCTCCCAGGCGTCATACGGAACCCGGTCTGTTTTCGCGCGATCTGCCAGCGTGTCTTTTGGTGTCCAGAACTCTACCAGCAGTTTCCGCTTTCTCGGAAAGAACAGTGCCAGCGCGGTAAGGTCACGACTACCGGAGAGGTCCAGCCCACCGTAGCATTCCTCCCCCAGCAGTTCCTGAAGGTCAAAATCCTCTTCGCACCCCATCCAGACATCGCTGCTCATCCAGGGGTTATCAGCGTCAACCCACTGGCAGAAATTCAGGCGCCGGACAATGCTCTCCTTCGATGGCATGCCACGTGCCTGTGTGACCTGCTCACGCAGATAGCGCTCGCTAAAGGTGTGACCTAGCGACGGATTCGCCTTCTTCCAGCAGGATTCATCCTTGAAAGGATCTTCCCCTTCATCAAGTGAGCAGATGAATGAGAAGAAGCTGTCATCCTCAATAGCCCCTTCAGCGACCTTGCGCCCGTACTCGTGATAGTCATAACAGACACTGGTTTTATCGTGGCCGCTGTTGGTGATCATGAAAATCAGCGCCTGCCGCCGGCCTTTCGTCCCGGCGCGCATCATTTCAACCACCTGGTTGTTTTTGTGCTCGTGAATTTCGTCAATCAGCGCACAGTGCGGGCGCGGACCTGACTGACCGTCATCAGAACTGATAGGCCTGAAGAATGAGCCAGTTTGCAGGAATGCAAGGTTCCACTCTTTCCCGGCTCCGCCTGATTTGTGGATTCGCTGCGCCAGCGCCGGTGACTGATCCACCATCGCCACTGCATCACGAAACAGGATCATAGCCTGGTCCTTTTTCGTTGCAGCGGCATACACTTCGGCGCGTGGCTCTTTGTCGGCGACCAGACAATAAAGGGCTATACCCGCTGCCAACGGCGACTTCCCGGAACCTTTCCCGGATTCGACATAAGCCATTCGATATCTGCGATAGTCGTCTGAGTTTTTCCAGCCAAATATCGAACCAACGATGAAGCATTGCCACGGCAATAAATTAAAGGGCTGGCCTTCATGCTCACCACCATTGAGCTTCAGCACTTTTGCAAAAAAGTCGATAGCACGCTGTGCCGCCGACGCGTCCCAGTGCAGGCCCCGCGCATGGCAAGAATCAAGATCTTTAAGGTGACGCTTGCAGGAATTGCGTATATCGGGTCCGGCAATTTCCCTGCCGGATTCCACATCCATCGCATATCGTGTGGCGGGGTCAACCGAAGAACTGGTTGAGCGGGTCTTCTTCTTTTTCTCCACCATCAACTTTCACCTTCGTTCTGGCAGCCGGGGTAAGACCGAATTCAACCAGGTAACTTTTAAAGCGGCGATCGGCATCTGCCAACATGGCCACCGCCGGATTCGCCTTAATTAAAAAACCACCTTCGGTCTGAACGGTATACGTCCTGCCCTCGTCAGCGATCGTAAGGCGCAACTGGAGTATGTCGGCGTAAATATCGCAAAGGCGCTCCAGTGCCAGCACGTCAGCCACGGTGAGCACGCCCATGCCGTCAAGCAGCACAGTGAGTTTTCCCCAGGCGACTTTTCCCCAATCTGTAAGGTGGGCTGGAGGGCTGGGTATTTCTCTCGCGGGTTGGGGCTCTTTATCGTTAAGTTTTCGCTTGCCCGGATTGCCGGTCACCACTTTCAGGTGGGACGGTTTCGGGCGTCGTCCTGCCATCGGAACCTCCCGGAAAAAAACTTTTCATTTCGCGGTTGTGTACAAAAAGGATGGGCGGTGGTCATTTGGGATCAGGGTTCTGAACTTTTGACCCGCCCCTCCCCATAAGATGAGAATCGATATCATTTGAACCAGTGCGAGTCAGGATCAAGCGGCACACCGTTCTCATCACAACCGATGACGGCGCCGCGTTTCTCCATCCTCTGCTTCGTGGAGTCATGGTGCTGCTTACACAGCCCTTGCCAGTTCTTACGGCTCCAGAAAAGCTTCTGCGCCTTCGCTATTGCCTGGCTGTCACCAGAGCGCATCGCCTCTTTCAGTTTGTGTGGGATGATGTGGTCAACCACCGTTGCCGCTGTCACTCTGCCTTGCTCCTGGCACATGACGCATAAGGGGTGGGCACGAAGGAATGTAAGACGCTCGCGATCCCACTTGCTGCCGTAGATGCGGGGCTCTTTATTCATACAGAGGTCCTATTGCTCGAGCAAGCGCTCTATCCTCACAGTGCCATACAGTGTCTGCCGCTTCACTTCGCCTTTATCTGTTGCCACGTAACCACGCTCATCGAGAACCGCCGAGATCACTTCACCTTTCTCATCATCAGCCGTGTAGACGTGTTTAACCTCTACGCCGTCGAGATAGACGGTGTATCGTTCCTGAGCGAGATTAATTTTTCTGCCTGGATCGTCATCTAATACAGTGAGACGCATATAACCTCCGCTCAATATCGGCTGAATCTTCGCCAAATAATTCCACCAGCTAAGCATTCGTTGTGAATAGCATTGCGGATGTGGTCTGCCAGTTCATCCAGCGCTTTCTGGTCTGCTGCCACTTGCTTTGCAACATCCATTTCCGCGCTCTTAGCAGCTTTTTTCAGCGTGTTTTCAAGTACCACTTCGAGATTGGTATCAATACCAGATTTAACTTCGAACTTATCGGCGCTGATGGTCACCTTGTTCTGCACAGGCTTATCATTGCGAACACCAAAGTTGATGTTGTAGATATTGGTCACTGGCTGAGGTACTTCTGGAGCTGCGTAGATAGAGCCACCAATAGATGCCCCATTGATGAATAGTTTGCCGCTGCCGTCAAATTTTAACCCGGCAACATTGCTTAGGCGCTCATTAAATTCATCGATCATCTTTTGAACATTGGAGGCATCCACCTCAAGAGCCATGGTGCAGACATATTCCTTCTGGCGTTCTTTGCCAAAGCGCGTATTGACCAGGTGCTCAACGGCAAATTTCTGCCCTTCTGATGTCAGAAAGGTAAAGTGATTTTCTTTCTGGTATTCAGTTGCGGTGCGGCGGGTTTCAGCAAAGCCCAGTTCGCGAAGTTCGGCGGCACCGGATTTAGACGGCAGGTCACCAGATAGCAATGCGCCACGGTAAAACAGCGCGTAGACCACGTCAGTAGCAGCGCCAGATAGCGTAAAGATTTTGTTGCTCATGATACGTTTACTTTTAGACGTGAGCCTGGCGCACGGTAAAGCCGCCAAGAGGTAACGGTTTACACAGGCTCACTACTGAAAGACTCTCTTGGATGTGCGCGTGCGATGCGCATTAAAAAGCCCCGCATTAGCGAGGCTTTTTAATAATTAATATTATTCAGATAGTTGCTTCACTTTTTTATATTTTCAAACGTCGCTTCAACCATTTGTTTACCAAAATCACCCATGTCTTTATACATTAAACGCAAAAATTGTATTGTATTGGCTGCCGGCCCGTCTAAAGACCATTTACACGACTCGAACTTACAACCTACCAAACCAAAAAGAGCTGTCCCGCGAAAACGAATAACACAATTCTGAAAAGTGCAGTCTTCATAATGCGCACCATCAAGGTCTACTGTAGTATTTTTGAACGTACTCGATATGAATCGCATCATGACAAATCAAACCCCTGTGTTGGATCAGTACCCACTACTGCATTGTTATCCATTTTCCCATTTGCTCTCATAAAACCTTGGTCATCCTTATAATCACTAGGGGCATAAAGCACTACGTGATTAAAGTTTAGCGTTATGAAGAAAAGAACCACTAAAGCAGCCGGGAACAACATCAAAAACCATATGTATGTTGCTTGTTGGCCTTCCTCCAGGAATGGGAGAACAATGTTAGCTGAAACCTCAACTATTCCTGCAAAGATACCAATAATCGTTAGCGGGTTTTTTATGTGATTTATTGCTGACACTTTTTACCCCTCACTTTTATCCAAGTGACGAGTATATCAATAACTACACTTAAGAGCATTATCGCAGGCACTCAGTGAATGCCTGCTGTAATGCCTACTGCTGCACTTTGTGTTCGTAACGGGAAATGGTCTTACCGTTAGCGTTCATCACATAGGCAACTTCACCCTGCTTCAGGAACACGCTCTGGTCCATTCCCGAGACTGCAATACTCTGCTGGGCAGGGTTAAAGCCAACACTTAGCCCACAATGGATTTCTTCTCCGCCGCCAGGCGACATCACTTTTACTGTTAACATGCTTCTTCTCCTGCTTCTGATAATAAAAAAGGCTGCCAAAAGGCAGCCCTGGTACGAAACAGATATGACTTACGAGGTATGACACGGATTACAGCAGTAATAACAACCGTTAGACTGCGTATAGTATCTCTTCGCCTCCAGAACCGCGGGACGGCAACTGTCGAAAATTCCAAGATAAGTGCGATTTTCTGTTGCTGGCATAAATGAACATCCAGTCACATGAACTTCATGGTCTCCATTCGCCTGTGAGTTCTTATTAACATAATAATGCTGTCCCATTGTTTTTTCCCAGAGTGACGCTGTCGATTACAGCAAATACACCTTACACTCAGAATTTTTAACAATTAAGACCATTCCTATTTAAGTTTGATCATCATCACTGCCGTTTATGGCAGTTGACTTCAACTGTTTTGTTGTGAGTCAGGATGTCACGCTTTGTCTGCCTATCCAGAACATCGATATCGTGCTCTGTAAGGTAGATGATGTTTACCCAGTCACAGGCCGTGTCCGTTACTTCAGGTTTTGCGGGTAAATTTCTCACGCAACTCGAGGTCAACATCATCATCAGGAAGATGGCTAACAGTCTGCTGAACATCCCTTGCTCCTTTCGTTGTCTCTACCCGGCGTTCTGCAACTGCTTCAGTAGCTGCTGCACGTTCTTCGGTGCGCTGGATTGCCGCTTTGGTCTCAGCGATACTGGTACCGCGAGATTTACCCAGACCAAAAGCACCTGCAATTGCTGCCAGGACAGCAACAACCAGGCCAATAATCATTTCAAGTCCCATATGACCTCACACCAGTGCAGCTTTAGCTTTGGCGTAACGTTCACGACGGTCTTGAATGCCGTTCTGCCCGCCGTTGATAATTTGCGTGACGCGTTCCACATCCCCCGAATGCAGGAGACAACCGCGTAGCGTGAAATACCACGCCGCCGAACGGGCCGAATGTCGCTCTTGCGTCAAAAGTTCTGGCGTACTGACAAGGTCAAGCTTCAGCGCCGAACCACATTTGGTGTAGTTCTCACGTCCAGTGATTTGCAGCAGGCCGCGACCGCGATATTTCCAGCCATCACCCGGGCTGTTATTACCCATGCGGTCACCGTAAACCAGATTGGCGATTTGCGGCTGGTGAGCGACCTGCTTACCATCAACGCGCCCCAGCATTTCGCACTGATACGGCGTCAGGCGCTTACTAAATGTTTTCTTCAGCCCGTTTACCGAGTAGTTGAAGCTCTCTACCAGAGAGGTAAAACCAGCAGATTCATGCCCGACTTGTGCAATGAACATGGCCTGATCATTAATTGCTGTGATGCCAAACTCTTTCATTGCTGCATCGATGTGCGGAAACCAGCGCGCAGCTAATCCGGCGCTTAAACCAGCCGCCTGCTGAAATTGTGATTGTTTCATGTGATTAATCCGAAATTGAGGCAGGACAAAACTCAAATCAAAGGATGTGATGTAATACCCGCGAAACAGAGTTTGACTAAAGTCGACACTCCACCTCATTAAAACAACACAAAGCCTCGAACTTTCAGGGAAGCGGAGATGTCGCGCTTCCCTTTTTTATTTCTGAAGAATGTTAATTAAGCGTGCCAGGTTCCCCCGTGCGCGAAGCACGATGGCACAGATGATCAGATTGACGATGACCACCATCCAGTGAGACTCCTGATAGAGGCCGAACAGATACCGGAACGGGATGCTGGCATATATCAGCACAACAAAGTAGGCCAGCATAGATATCATCGGGCGATGTCTCGCCCCGTCACGTTGGTAGAACATCAGAACAAGAACGATGACCCCGCAGATTAACGCATTGATCATCGCTGAAGGATCACTTGTTACCATTACTGGTCCCTCCTCCGCGCAAACGAGAGAGAATGCCAAACAGGCTACCCAAATCCTGGCTGTTGACGAAAGTCAGTAGCTTAATGGCAATTGCTGCAACGAGTACCGCACCCAGCGCGTCAAGTGGCCTGTCGCTGTATCCAGTCCATTTAGAAAAAAACGAGCCAACTAGCGGAGCGCCAAGAACGCCAAAGATGAATGACGTGATGAAATATCCCACCAGCTTAAAGCGGCTGATGTTCACCGCCGTCGCAACGTAGAACACTGCACCTGCAAAGGAACCAAACACTACGCCGTAATCAATGCCGGTTGCCAGGCCAAACATGCTGGCCCCCATCAGTCCACCAGCCGCTACAGTAGTGCCAGAAACAGGATCGGACATTTAGCCCCCTCTAATTGCTGTGAGTCCTCTCAGAACGAGGGGAAAGAAAAAAGGCCCACCGAAGTGAGCCTTATAAATTTGTTGTGCTTAATTATTTACAGACAAAAAATGGTGAGATCGATGAAGGAACATCGGCTCTGCACGCTGGGCACCAGGATTGGGGGATTATTCTTCCGTCCTCCATTTCCCGGTCACCAAAGTCTTCTAAACGATAAAACACATGATACCCAGCCCTTCCTGAACATTCAGGGCATGACTTGAGGGAGACTCCCTCGCGCATCACTTTCAAAGAACGTCGTAAAGGTTTAGCGCAACTGCCACATTTACTCATACCTTCTCCTTGCTGTGTGGAATACCATTACTAGCAGGGAGAAAAGGGGCAATCTATGAGAAAGGTCACGTAAACAGAAACCTTAAGTTCGTGTCTAAGTGACCATTCTTAACACATTAATTGATAAAATTCGTAACGAATAGCCCTTTATGCAACTTTCCCTGTTTCACACTTATGGGTCCAGTCGTCCATTTCTAATCGCGTTCCAGTCATGATGATGCAGGCATCAATAAACGTTTCTGCAATCATCAACTTATTACGTATTTTTCCCTCAGAGCATTTTTGCCAACGGGCGATTGTCGATTTCGATACGTTGTACATGTAGTGCAACATCACCAGGTCTAACTCGTCTTCTCTCCCGGCACGTCTTAGCATTCCAACAGCCGTATCAACGATCAGCCCGTCATTGTCGCTGCATGAATCACGAGACTTTCCGGTATTTACCAGCAAACCTTTAAAGCCTGCTGCAATCGGTGACCAGTTGACCTGAGTTCCTTCACTCGTTGCCCAGGTTCCCCAACGTTCAAGAACAAGTTGAATATCACGCTGCATGGTTCACCCCTTTTATCTGTCCCGTAATCATTTCAATGCTGTTGTTGCATTCGTTTCCCCATCGGTCCCATCCTTTCCACTCTTCCCGAGCGAATATTTCGATTCTTTTCACATCGCCGTATAATTGTTCCAGTCGGTTCCTGACTTCCCACGGCTTTGTGCTATGTTCGCCAAGGCAGGTATGCACAACCTGTTTTACTGCTGCGCTGGCACGTTGTAAGCCCGTTCCTCTGGTAGCAATCAGCACATCCTCGGTATTGCTGCGTGTATGGTTGCCACCGTTCATGCGGGTTTCACGGTCCAGCATTTCCAGCAGATCATTGAAGTCCACCAGCTCTCCAGTGCTTAATGCCTTATTGAAGCGATCAGCGGCGTTCTGGTTCAGCTTCACCCACGTAAAGCCCTTCATCGTTCTGACCCGAAAGCCCCAGGACTCAGCCAACGCTACAGCCTCTCGGTTGTGCGTCCCTGTGTACCACATCGCCAGAACAGCGTTTTCAGCCGCCAATGACCAGACCGGAAGGCGTTTAAGTTCCTCCATGCTCATTGTGCTGTAATGATTACAGGCTGCACCATTGCTGATTCTGTTGCCGTATTCCCACGGCGGATCGCAGTAGATAAGATCGTATTTCATGCTGCCCTCTGCTTTTTCAGTTCGCGGGTTTTACGGCGGTACTTAGCCGCAATATCTTCAAGCTCTTCTCGTGAGTAGTGCTTCGCCTCATGTGGGCCTTCCAGCCAGTCCACCAGCCCAGGACCAAACCACTCAATGAGCGTTGCTCTGTAGCGTTCGTGTACAGTTTTATTTTTAGCGGTAAAGCGACCAGCGCCACCGTTGCAGGCCTTGCACTGGCGGTAGGCGTTCTTCTCTTCAAAACGCAGTTCAGGGCGTGATCCAACGCTGAGGAAGTGACCACAATCCCACTGACCGCCGAAAATCATCGGGGGATGATATGTGCCGCAGGACGGGCAAGGCTTGCCTTCATCACGTTCGCGGATAAAAGCGTTAAAAGCCGTCTGGGCTTTACTGAGAAAGTAACCGCGTGGCTGGAGCGCCTTCTTGCGAATCTTAAGACTGACTTTTCTCTCTGTTTCAGCCTTTTTAACCTTCATCGCGCGGTTATAGTCAATCGCACAGCGTGGACCACATACCTTCTGAAGGTTTCGATCCGGGGTGAAGGTCTCGCCGCACTGGGCGCACTTCTTCGGCTTGTATACTTTTACTTTTGGCCTGGACGGTTTCTTCACTGTTTCATCCCCTTGTGGAACACCCATTCGAATACTTCAGAGCCATTAAGAAGCAGATCGTTGAAATCACCCTGGGCAGGCCAGCGGACCGATACAGTCTCCAGATCGTTCTTCGCATGCAGGTTTGCAGCAGCACATTCAAATGCGGCGGCATGCCCCGCTGCATTTGCGTCAGAGTCGGCAAAAATAATGAGGTTCTTTACCCCGGCAGGGACGCGGAATTTCTTCATGAATGCGGTGTTCATCGTTGCCCAGGTATGGCATTTAGTGATCTGATGACAGGCCAGCGCGGTTTCGATACCTTCAGCAATGCCAAGCGTTGAAGACGTTGGAAACATCCTGATCGCTACTGATTTCGCAAATTCTAAATAGCTGTCCTCCTGCAATTTCATCATCTTCTTGGATGATCCACCTGTATGGGCCTTCTTATCCCCGTCAAGTAAGGTGCGATGCAGGTAACACAGCTCTCCACGGTCATCCGTTGCCAGCGCATAAATAGCCTGGAGGTTTTTACCGTCTGCTGGCTGTTTGTCGCAGTATCTGACGCTGTCTGCGGGTAATGAGTTTATCCCTCTCCCCTTCAGGTAACCGTCTGCACTGGTACCGCGAAGCGGTGTTAGTTTTGCAAACTTACGGCTGACGCGTTCACGCTGTTGTGCCAGTGATGTGCGCACCGGGTTTACTCTGGTTCTGTCCTGGGTATATTCATTACCGATGATCTGATCCACTTCCGAGGCAAGTACCTTAAACGCCTTACCCGTACTGGCAGTCAATAACGCCCAGCCATCACCTGAACCACAAACACAGATGTATGACCCGGTTCCGTCCTTGTTGTCACAGCGAAACTTCCCCTTACGACCGCACAAAGGACATTCACCTTTAAAATGGTTTTTCCCCGTAATACCTGGCAGGCCGTAATGCTCGAAAATTTCAGACCAGCGCCCTATGGCTGCTTGTTTGGTATTCATGCGGCTTCCCCTTGCTTCTCTTTGCTTTTCGCAAATGCGATCTGTTTGGATTTGATGTAATTGCTGACTTCGGGTGTGATCTCTTTGGGCGTGTGATGAAGACCACGCGGCCAGACACCGAATTTTTGTCGATAGGTATGCGCGCACCAGCCGTCGCTAACAGGTCGTCCCTGCGCTGCACGGGTGCGCTGATAGAAAAGAATCTGAGACCACCAGGATTGTTTCTGTTCCGGGGTGTATTTGACTTCGGCTTTACTGACCTTTGTCAGCCCGCGTGATTTGTCTGTTTCAACATCCTCACCAGCCAGTGGTTTAAATCCGCATTTCGGACAGACATAAATACCGGCTGGTTTTACGTAGTGACACTGGCTGCATTCTTTCGGCAGTTTCTCAGGTTCGTCAGTTTTAATTACACGCTGAGGGGCCTCTTCCATACCGTCAGACGATGAGGGGAGATAGTCGTATTCAATATCATCTGGATAGCCCAGCTTATTCACTGTGCCGCTGTGATCGAAGATTAGGCAGTGATCTTTGCCAGGGGCGGCACGCAACCCACGCCCCAGCGTCTGAATCCATCTGATTTCGCTTTTAGTCGGGCGGGCAAAGATGATGCAGCGAACATCACTGTCGAACCCGGCAACTAATACGCCGACGTTGATAATGATTTTGGTAATGCCCTGCTCAAAGCGGCGGATCGCTAACTGGCGCTCGTCGTGCGGTGTGCTGGCCGTCATGACTTCGACGGTCACCCCGGCACTGGCAAACTCCACCGTGACATAGTTTGCGTGGGCTACGTCTACGCAGAAACAGATCGTCGGTCGGTCCTGCCCGTTCTCCAGCCAGTTTTTAACGATATCTCCAACAAGTTTTGCCTCACTCATCACCTTACTGAGTTGGCCTTCTTTGTAGTCACTGCCGTAGCCTGCAACGTAGGAAGTTTCAACGCCTGACAGATCAGGATGAGAAGGTGCGTAAAACTCATATTTACTCAGAGCGCCAATGGAGATCAGCTCTTTCATAGTTGTCGGTTTGATCAGGCGCTCATAGTAGTTGCCCAGAAACTTAGCGAACGGGGTACCGGAAAGACCGATCACCTTCGTTGAAGTGTTGCGGGTGAGGTTGTCGATAATCTCCAGCAGCTTTTTCCGCTTCAGGTGGGCTTCATCAACGATCAGCAGGTCAATGTTATCCGGGAATTCACGGCGGATGAGCGTATCAGCGCTTGCTATCTGGATGAGTGCAGTCGGGTTGTATGACGGGTGATCGCGCCATACATAACTGATCTCTTCGGCAGGAAGACCGTACTCAATGAAACGGGATGCTGTCTGGTCCAGCAGTACGGTGTATGGGGCCACAAACATTACGCGCATCTCACGACTGACGAAACCATCAGTGATCAGCGCTGCAATAGCCGTCTTACCAAAACCAACCGGGGCATAGAGCATGAACGAATTATTCTTTTTCCATGCACTACGCAACATGTTGAGTGCGACGATCTGTTTCTCACGCGGCTGGATGTTAAGCATTGGCAGACACCTCCCCAAAAGCCATAGCAACCAGGTCATCGATCACAAACTTCGTGCGCTGACGCTGAACAGACAACACAACGGTTTTGGTTCCGTCTTTGCGCGCCCGACCTTTCAGAAAACCGCCGTGGATATGGCGAATAAAGTATTCAGAGTTAGCAAGGCGGGGGATGCTGCGAACCCGTCCCAGATTACTGACTTCGTAAGCACTGGAATAAGGCTCAACCGGCACCGGGGCCCATTTTTCGTTTGCGTCTGAATAAATCATCTTGGCTCCTTTTGGATGGCTAAACGTCCAGATTTCCAAGCGACGTTTTAACCCCATACAGTGATCTGTCTGTTAGATCGATCTCTTCTGGTAAAGCTGTTCCAGCCCTTCGGGCTAAAACCCAACACCGCCCCCTTTCCCCCAACCCGATTTCAAAAATTCATACCCTGGGTGGGAGCGACGTATAGCCCCTGACTGCCGGGGTATACCTCGTGCAAAACTCTCGCAATCGGCGGTTAGCATTCCGTCGTGCTGCGTTCTGCTGCCGGAAAGAAACCGGTTCAGCGTCGAACGCTTCCTGGTACGCCTGGGCGTACGCCATCGCGATTTTTTCCCGCATGCCTGCCGGGAGTGTTGCTAACTGCTCTCTAATCCACGGGGCGTCCTCACGAGAAAAAACCGTGGGCATCGTCACGTAGGTATATTCGTCCTGATACATAAGCCCTCCTGCGTCACGCCTGTGCGCCGGGCATAGACTGATTAGTCTGGTGGTCGGGAAACCTCATCTGGGGCGCAAAAGACTCTGAATAACAGCGTCAGGTGCTCCTGCCATTTGCTCATGACCTGATAGCTGTTCTCTTCAATTTGTGCGCGTTCAGCTGCGTCGATGACTCCGTCAGCCGTGGCTTTGCGGATATATTGAGAATGCCTGCCAATCCACTCGATGGATTCCATAAGCCGTTGATTGATGTCAGCGTTATCAACATCATCAACATCAGCCAGCGGAACAAAGAGACCGTTTGAGTTCCTGGCAACGGCATTTGCGATGTGGTTTGATCCACCAGCGGCCTGTAAGACCATCGCCCATCCCAATGGGAAGATTTGATCTCCGGTAGTACGGAGCCGGTTATGCAGAGGATCGGTTGCTGGGGTTACATCATCAGACTTGTATACACCCAAGATTTCAGCAGCTTCTTCATAGCCACCGGGTAAATCAGCGATAGTTCTTCTAATCGCGGCCACCAGCCACGCTGGCTGTTTTTCAACTTTCCACTCTGGTTGATTACCCACGGTTAACCCCTTAATTCTGTGGTTATGCTTAAGCAACTGACGGTGTACCCTGATGCTTGTTGTCAGGTAGCCCATCGCTAGGGTTTGGATAGATGTCAGGTCTTAATTGATGAGGAGTTATCAGCCATCCACCAAATTCACAGAGTTGCAATACGCGCTCAGATGGCACCTGGTTATTGATGATCCAGTTGGCAACGGATTGCGTAGATTTGAACCCAAAACTACGAGCTACTTCTGATAGCGACCGTCCAGCAGCCTTGATGGCAGCTTCTGTTGGTGAAATTGACATGAGAAACTCCTCTAGTTGACAGAGGAATAATACTACCTAAAGTAGAAAAGGCAACAACTTAAAATAGAAATGACGAATAACGATGGATTGCGTAATCTTCTACCTATGGTAGAAGAACAAAAACACCCAGACTTTGCCAAAAGACTGAATGAGTTGATGTCAGACAGAAATGTCTCTGTAACGGAACTCACCAGGCTGACTGGCGTCACATACGAGATGGTTCGTCGATATACTATCGGCGCGGCAAAACCTCGCGTGGCAGTTATGCAAAAATTAGCCAGCGCTTTAGGTACGGAAGCGCCGTACCTTGAATATGGGGTTGGTGAAAAAGCCAAAGAGAAGATAGAAGAAAGCGCCAGTGTATCGACCGATAGCGGCGCTTATCGTGTTGAAGTTCTCGACCTTACAGTGAGTGCTGGTCCTGGTTCTTTCATGATTTCTGAGTATGTTGAGGTTCTACACGCCATTGAATTCACCTCAGAGCACGCTCGATCACTATTCGGTAATCGTTCTCAAGATGATGTGAAGGTGATAACGGTAGATGGCGACAGCATGTCCCCAACCATTAAGTCAGGTGACAGATTGTTTTTCGATGTTTCAGTGAGAAACTTTAAAGTGGATGGGGTCTATGCCTTCGTGTTCGGTCAACACTTCCACGTCAAGAGACTACAAATGCAGGGTTTACAGTTGGCTGTTCTATCAGATAACCCGGCTTACAAAGAATGGTATGTGACTGAAGACAATCAGGACCAGCTGTACATCATGGGTAAGGCACTGATTCATGAGTCAATAAAATATAACAAACTGTAACAATTAACGTTGAGGGTAAGAAAATGTTTGTACCCTCAGTGAAAACATTGAAACGTTCTGTCTATAGTTAGCATAGCTTGCAACTAGATTTCAGTTGCTCTATCTTTAACAGAGGATGTATCCTTCGTGGGAAGAAAGGAAAAGCTAAAGTCGAAGTTAGACGGGTTACCCAAAAACTTTACTTGGGATGAACTTGTTACCCTCATGAACCAGTATGGCTTCAAGCTTTTGAATGCCAAACGGGGTTCTGGCCGTAGATTTTACAATCAAAGTATTGACAGATTGGCCATTTTTCATGAGCCACACCCTGAAAACACCCTCAAAAGGTATGTCTTGGAAGAAGTTAAACAGCTGTTAGATGAGATTGATGATCATGAATAACCTGATGAAATACAAAGGGTACTATGGTAGCTCCAGCATTTCATTTGAAGATGGAGTGATGCATGGAAAACTCGAATGTATAAATGATCTCGTCACTTATGAAGGCGCAACAGTTGCGGAGCTCCGTGCGGCCTTTGAAGAGGCCGTGGACGATTATCTCGCAACTTGCGAAGAGATCGGTAAATCTCCTGATAAGACGATGAGCGGTTCTTTTAACATCCGAATTGGCGAATCCCTGCATAAAAAAGCATATTTAGCGGCTAAATCAAAGAACATGACTTTGAATGATTATGTAAAACAGGCAATCAGTGAGTCGGTTAATGGGAAAAAAGAGGTTCACTACCACTTTGAGAAACCAAGAGATGTTAGAGAAATTATGTTCTTTTCATCCAGGAGTCGTACAACTACAGAAACCAATTGGGAAGTTTCAGTAGACAATGGAGTGCAACATTGATGCTTGATAGAATTCGGTTTAAGGGATTTGATTTAGAGGGTTCTTCTCTTTTTATCAACGAAGATGATAACTCCGATGGCGGCAAATACAGCTTAAAATTTTCAGATCATCACGTTGTCCCTCAAAAAGATGAAGATGGAAATTGGATTTTCATTGACGTTACGCCTTCAGTAATAGGTTTTCCTCGCGACAAAAAAAATCTCGATGATGATGAAGACATACTCTTCAAAGCTGAAGCAACCATAACGCTAACATTTGAGTGTGACCTTGATGAAGAAGTTACAGAGGATTATTATAATCAGAACTCTTGGTTTTTTGAAAATTACGTCTATGTTTGTACAAAATCTGTGTTTGAAAACATGTTTAAAAACACAGTGTTAGAAACTATCAAATTGCCCTGGTCTCCAAAACACTCTAAAAAATAATATCTAACCCGGCCAGCGAGCCGGGTTTTTATTGCCCCTACTCTTCCAGCAACTTTACCGCCAACTCCATAACTTGAATCTGGTCAGAATCCCACTTATCCTGCCCCTTCGATATCTCCGTTCGTATCACGTCAGCTATAGCCACTCTTTTGGTTTCATGTCCTTCAGCCACCATCGCAAACACGACATCCCCCACAATCCGGCACATCTCCTGATAGCGCAGCTGCGCCAGTTCTTCGTAATCCATCACCCCACCTTGCCAATTGTTGTTTTTTTGACCATACCACCACCCCATCCAAAAATAAATTCAACTTTAAATCAGCAACATAATACACACTCATTGTTTTTCTACTTTTTGTTGTTGATACTTTCTACTTTAAGTAGGATATTGATCATCAACAGCGAACAGACCGAAACCAATCACCATTCATACGGGGTTCGCTGGAGGTGGTCGAACGGCGCGACTTTAAACCATGCGTCGGAACCGTGGCGGGACAGGATGTCGGCAATACGGCGTAGTAAAAATCAACCAATGGAGAAAATCATTATGTGCAAGTAAAGCGGTTAGACCGCAGTCGAAAGGCAATGCAGCAGTCATGATGCTGCCCCGAGTCTCCGCGTAGAGAGCCAGCTTTGCATCTGGTGAGGGTAAATATGAAAAGAAGCACCGGTGTCGCCGCGTGACAGCCAATCACGCACTGGTTAGAGCCAACGGGGAGCAGAGACGAACTGGGGTGACGAACTCAAGGGCATGGGCGCAGCCACTGCGAAAGTGTGGCGTAAACGTAAGAATCCTCCGCAGCAGCTTGAATGCGAATGCGGGCTAATACCGGGAAGGTTAACAAAGTGGATAGTTGGCAAGGGAAGCGGCAACGTTAAGAACGGTTTAACGCTCTGCCCTGTTACACGGCGAGTTCCACCATGGGCACAGCTTACGTTTGAATTACTGATTTATTCCAGCCCCTTCTGTATGAGGGGGTTGGGCTGAATTAAAGTGAGGAGTTAAATATGGATGAAAAATGCATTGATTATCAAATTATGACAGGGGAACGCCTTTTAGCTATTAGTTCTCAAATTCTCACCATTTTAAAAAGCGAGCTTTCATCCAGAGGATTAAAGCCCACTCCAAGCAATTTGCGAGTTGTAATGGAGATTATTGATAAATCTCTCCCCGCGTCACTCAGCGAGTTTTTTGTCGAGTAATACCTCGTATTTCCCGTAGATGCGTTCAATGCTGGCAATGGGGTCCTCCACAAAACTTCCTGATTTACCCGCCGCCAATTGGCCTGAACGATAGGCGTTGTGAGTTTCAACAGCAAGACGCATTAAAAACAATACTTTTTCTTCTTTAGTCATCTGTATTCCCTTTTCTTGGCTGTGTGAGAACTACCAAGATACCACCGAGCCTGATGTGGTGAAAAGACAGGCAAACAGGAGAATGAAATGGAAATTACCTACCAGAATCAGCAGGCCAGCGAAAGAGGATTTCAATAATGGGAACTCTGTACGCATTAGTCCTGACCATTGTCATGGCGAATGGTGATTATCAGGAGGCTGTAATCGGTGTCTTCGGAAGTCTGCGTGAATGTGAATCGGCATCCAGTGAACAAAGCAGCATCACTAACTGCTATCGGGTTAAAGATACTCCTTCAGGTGTCAGCCAGTTGGTTGAAGTTGATGAGTAAATTAAATATTTGGCGGTTAGCCAGTCTTTCACCATTCCAAAGGAGGAAGAAGATAATGTTCTGATGGGTAACCGCCCTTTTTATTCAATGTGTCCGCTTCCGGTGTCGGCTGGGCTTCCCTCCCCAGCGTGGGTTCAACTCCTGCCGGATACCCAATTCCTCGGTGACTTATATGACCTTCCGTAACGTTAATTTTCAGTACGGCGATCTGATGCGCGTCCCGCGTGGTGTGCAGGCTGTTCGCAACCCTAAAACCATCGCCAGTATCTGGCGGCGTAGCTGGATGTACAGGCTGCTTACCCAGAAAGGCGATCCATGTTTATAGATGGAGAGAATTATGTCCGAAACAAAAAACACCACACCATTTAGCCAGCAACTCGCTTACATCAATAAGGGCACTCTGGATGCTGAACTGACCGAAGCGCTGGCAGAAGTAATCAAAGCAGTGCGTGAAACAGGTAAAAAAGGCGCTGTTACGCTGACGCTGAATTGCAGCATGCTGAATACGCGTGACGAGAACACAATGAAAGTCACGCCGAAAGTTACCCGCACCATCCCTGAACTCGACCGCGCCGATACCATCATGTTCTCAACCGCAGACGGTGATCTTCTGCGTGATGACCCTGCGCAAGTTCAGATGGATTTGAAAGTTATTGAGCCTGCCGCTCAGACCACACCGATCAAGCTGGCCCAGTAAACCCTCCGTTCCAACCGTACCAATCTGATAAGGAAATATTCAATGTCTCAAATTGAAGGCTCTACCGTGCTCGATATCCGTGATCTGGTCTCTGCAACTCTGAAGACCGCAACGGATATCCCGTCTGTCGTTGTGCCAGAAGGTTTTGAAGTTAAATCTCTTGAATCACTTCAACTGGCCCCGTCGCGTATTCGTCAGGCCGCAAACCTGATTTCTCCCGGTTCGCTGATCGCCTATATTCAGCGATTCCGTGATGAACGGACTGTGGTTTTCGCTGATAAAACAAAAACGAAAATTGTCGCCGTTCTGGACTTTCATGAAAACGCCGATAACCCAAGCTGGGCTGCGCATAAGGCTGTTTATGACTGCCCGTTCTCTGACGACTGGAAAGCCTGGGCTGCCAACGATGGCACCAAGATGGACCAGATCAACTTCGCTGAGTTTCTGGAAAATAGCATTCAGAACATTGCACCGGTTAGTGATTCATACCAGGGGCCATCAGGTACTGAACTTCTGGAAATGGTTCTCGAATTCCAGGAAACCCGCAAATCTGAATTCAAATCGGTTAAACGTCTTCAGGATGGTACATGCCAGTTCCAGTTCAGTGATGAAAAATCCGGTTCGGGTAACACCAAAATGCCGGAAAAAATCAGCCTGGCAATTTCCCCCTTCCATAACGGTTCCCCATATCAGGTTGATGCACGCATCCGCTACCGCCTGCGTGATGGTCAGTTGATCCTCTGGTATGAGCTGATCGAACCGAAGAAGGTCATTGAGCATGCTTTTCAAGAAATCGTAACCGATATGGAAAACCAACTCGGTAATGACCTCCCTATCTACGAAGGCTCTGTTTAATCCCGTCGTGTTGTTTTATGCGCCTGCCCTGCGGGCGCATAGCAAAGCACTCTCCCACTACCTGAAGGAGTAACCATGCCAAGCTTAGGCCAACTCTACAATGACAAAGACGCCGGGTTAACCACCCGCAAAACCTACAATGTCCCTCTGGATAAAATTTACGCCGAAGAAGGCTACAACGTTCGTGAACTCAACCAGACGCATGTTGAAGAGTTCCGTGATGCATTTATTGCCGGTGAATATATCCCGCCTCTGGCCGTAGAAGTTACCGAGCGCGGTGTAAAGGTGATCGACGGTCATCACCGATATTATGGTGCGCTGGCTGCAATCGAAATGGGGCACGACATTGTGCGCCTGGAGTGCAAAGACTTCATCGGGAGCGAAGCGGATAAAATCGCTTTCATGGTAACCAGCTCGCAAGGGCTTGCCCTTACTCCCCTTGAGCGGGGTGCGGCATACCATCGCCTTCAAAATCAGGGATGGAGTCCTTCAGAAATAGCGGCAAAAGTTAAACGTTCTGAGTCCGATATCCTGCAACACCTTCAACTTCACGAATGTACCCCGTATATCAAAAAGCTCGTGCGTGATGGTTCGATGAATTATGCCATCGCTATCAGTATCTCCCGCGAGCATGGCGTGTATGCCGATCGTGAAGCTTCTCGCCTGATGAAGAAAGCTGAAGCCGCAGGTAAGAAAAAAATAACTAAAAGCATAGCCAGTCCTCAGTTTAATGCAGGGAAAGCCAGGAAGTTCCTGGAGCTTATTTCTTCATGTGCTGAGGATTCCGGCGAAGTGCTGACCATTGATATTCCACCAGCAATGCAGGCTGAAATAACCTCAATTCTTCGCGAATTTCGGCACGAGGTTGATGAGGTGGATTCATGAAAAAAGTTACTGAACTGGTGATGTGGACACTGCTCTTTTCTTCTCTTTCCGGAATCGGTTTAACCGCAGGGTTCTATTGCTTCATCGCCACGGCACGACTGATAGCGAGGGTTATTTCATGAATATCGAATACCAGGATAAGGGCGCGGCGGCAAACATCATCATCACCAGCACAGTCTTTGAGTTTCGTCGTCATGTTCGCGTCGTTGATACGGTTCTGATGTGTACGCCGGGTGTTATTGCCGAGCGTTGCGGCTTCTTCCTGATGAAGACTGTGATCTCAGGTCGCTCTAAAGAAATGCTTCGAGCCAATAAGACGGCGAGGCGGGAGGCGTCCCGATGACGGTTTTTGAATACATCCAGGCTCATCCAAACACCACCAGCGGTGACATTGCCAGAGGGCTCAACAAGAAGACACCTGCTATAGCGGGCGCAATATCCCAGCTTTATACCACTGGTCGCGTTGTGAAATCAGGGATGTGTAACGGTGTCCCTACTTACCGCGTTAACGATCTCCCTTATGGGTGTGGTAACGCACTGCTAATTCAATTCAACCAACTACTGATGGAGTGTCGCCGTGAAGCAGTCCGATTTACCGCGCTGCCCTGAGTGCGGCCTGATGCCGGAATGGGGGCTTAAAAAGGATTATCACGGACTTTATCGCGGAGAACTGCGTTGCCCGTACAACCATTACCGGGTCCCGCTGAATGGTCCTGTTGGTAGTGAGGATCGTGCGAAAGAGAAATTATCTTCAGCATGGATTGAGTTAACTGCAAATATTCATGAGGCCGGGAAATGAGTCAAGTTAAATGCGTTAAAGATACCGAAGGTTATTGGACTGAAGGTGAGATGTACGCAACCCATATAGTTGCCGGTGGTTTTATTCAGGTTGGTGATGATGAAGAACCGAACGGCGATGCTTGGAGCGCCGAACCAATAGAATATCGTGAAGATGGTTCGATCCTCTATCAGGTCGGCGGCATTGAAGGAGAGGTTCTGTTTGAGGAGGCCGCACAATGAGTAAGTCAAGCATGGAATATCACTTTGATTTTCCTGCGTCCCGAGGATTGCAGGGGAATACATTGGTATTGCTGATGAGCGTTCCCGGAAGAGTTTTAACTCGTGTTCTTTCTTCAGATAATTACGGGCACACGCTTGAGCGCTCACAGCGTGAGATTAATAAGTCCCGCGTTAAGAAGTTTTACGATTATTTGGTGACGGCAACAGACAATAAAGAGCCTTTCATTATCCCGCCGTTGGTTGGTAACTGCGCTTCTCATGTTGAGTTTGAAGAATTTGGTAATACAAACGTTGGGGTTGTCCGGTTCCCTATGGACGCCGAGATTAAACTTTTTGATGGTCAGCATCGCGCCGCTGGTATATCTCAGTTCTGCAAAGAATACGATATAAACCTGCATGTTCCTTTAATGATGACTCTGCAACTTCCGCTTAAGACACGTCAGCAATTTTTCTCTGATATCAATAACAACGTTTCCAAACCATCCGCCGCTATCAGCATGGCCTATAACGGCAGGGATCAGATTGCCCAGACGATGGTGTCCTTCCTCTCCACTCACGCAGTGTTCTCGGAGATCACCGACTTTGAACACAGCGTGGTTCCGGCAAAAAGCGACTTCTGGATAAGTTTTAAGGCTGTTGGGGATGCAACAGCAAAATTCGCGGGTAACGGGGACGAAGCGCTTTCTACTGGTGATGTGTATGACCTTTGGGAAGCCTGGCTGAAACTGACAGCTATTGAAGGTATCCGACACGGTGTATCACCCGCTGAATACAAACGAGATTACATTCAGTTTCACGCGGTAATGATCAATGCGTTCGGTTTCGCGACCCAGGAACTGCTGAGGCGTCGCCCTGCACACATCATCGTGCAGATGATTGAAGAGCTGGTGACAAAAGCCACAATGACCGAACTGGAAAACTTCTTCCTTATATCTTCATGGGGAGGTGTTTGCGCTGATACCAGCAAGGAGAGAGCAACTGTTATCGCCAGCGTCCCTGCACAAAAAGCCGCAGCGCAGAGACTGGTTGCAGCTATAACGACGGGGACATTCAATACGGAGATCGCCCAATGAGCAACATCGACAAACAGGCGCTGCGTGAGCGCTACACTGAGAAGCCAGCGCCAAAGTGCCACATATGCGGGTCTGTCATGACAATCCAACGTGCCGGTGCTGGAGGAGTCGTATACGGATGTACCGGCCGCATCGACAAAGATGGTGAGGGTTACAAATTTGCTGATGGCAGAGACTTCGCGGATGACCATTACGCTCGTTCGCGTGTGACAGACGCCGATGAAAGTGACCCGGACGTTATTGCGCTGCTGGATGAGCTGGAAGCCGCAGAACATACGGCAGCAGTAGACCATGAAGCGGCATGTTCTTTGGTTGAGGAAAACGAGGAAGTAAAACGCAAGTTGGCAGCAGCAGAGAAGCGCATAGCAGACTATCACAGAGCGCTTAACAATCTCGCCTCCGTCGCCCGTCGCTATCTGCCAGATTATGACGAGCATCCTGATATTCAGGCCGCAGATGACTTGTTAGAAAACGCCGCCACGCATCAGGGTAGCCAACTTGTAAGTAATCGTGATGAGTTGCCGGTATCAGAAATAGAGTGTGACATCTGCGGATTTAAAAGCACTGATCCAGACGGTGCGCACTACTGCTGTGAGGATAACAGCAATGATTGATAAATATCGTTTAGATGATTTACGGCTTGAGTCTGGCGAAAAAGGTGAGTTAGCCCGCTGGGTAATCCAGTTACAAAAAGACTTAGACAACGAGCGTAGAAAGATCGTCACCACTCCATCGCAGATGCCGATGAAAGACCATCAAATTCGCGAATTGGTTACCGAATTGCGCGATATTGCCATCGATTATCATGGCACGCAGCAGCTACGCGAACGCATAGCCAGGACCGTTCGCGCCGCCATGCTCGCAGCAGCACCGCAGCAAGAGGTAGAACCCGTACCAAAAAAGTAGACCACTGCGATGCATGTACTGAAGGTGCTCGCGGGGGATGTGGAACGTGCATTTTTAACGGTAATTTTTGATGAGGTGCTCATGACTACTACCGATTTTATGGAAGAGCAGGAAGTTTTTGACCTGCTCAAAAAGAAAAAAACGGCAATCTGGCGTTTACGGAAAGAACATGGTTTCCCAATGCCGGTTTTGACGTACCCAACAAGGTATAGCAGGAAAGCCGTTACTCAATGGATAGAAAATGGCGGAGTGAACAGAAATAGTTGATGCATTAACCTAGTAGAGATAATCCATTAATTTTTTCTCAAACTCTCATTTGGCAATGACGAGAATGCTCATCACTTCTCGTCATGTTCAATAATAATTTTTTACTGACCAGGCTCTAAAATAGGCGATGTATTTTTAGCTAAGCTATTAGCAGCCGTTATTATCAAACTCTGAGCTATGGCAGGGGATGTCAATCCAATTTGCAGTGCTAAAAGTGGGCTAATCTTGTCTCCATTCATCAGGTACACACACGTCATACCGGCACCAAGCAATGGAAGACCAATAATTAAAAACAAAAAGAAAATAAGGTATCTAAAAAATGGATATTTATCCTTTTCCTCTCTCATAAAATGAGCTGATAATTTTAACACAGATAGTACCAACCCGCCAAAAACTGAAACAGCAATTAGTAAATAATTAGAACTTACAGCTTCAGGAATTAATTTCAAGACATCAGTCATCTTTCACCCCAGGCAGTTTGGAGGAAAAGAAATCCATGAATCTATATCTAAATGGAGCTTCTTTGAAAAAACGTTCTTTAGACATAATTAAAGTTTTTCCATCTTTAGAACGAAAAGGCATTATTTTTATTTCCGCTGACAGAGTCCTATCTTTAGAGATTATTTCCTTCAACTCACTTTCAGTAATATTTACTTCTTTTGCTATTCCACCCAGACTCCTCATTGTAAATTTATTATTATTCAATGCAGTTATTATCTGCGCCCTTACGGTATTATTTCTCCCAAACTTTGGTTTTAATTTGTGTTTATTCATCGTTATCCGCCGTAATTTCAGTGAAAATACACTAATGCATATGCTTATAAAAACAATTACCAGTCATAAAATTTCATGCCCTAGAACTAACAGCTAATACAATCCATGCTTTAACAACAAATTTTATATTTATTACAAAAAAAAACAAGCTCCAGCTAGGAATTGTCCAACTTACTAACATGCCACATGATTTTTTCAGCATACAACTCATATGCTTCTTTCTGCTCATCTAGCCAGTCGTGTTTGTTATAAACCGCCATCACTCCCCCAAGCTCATGCCCCAACATCTTTTCGAGGACGTGGGGCATCACTCCCTCCCCAGATAAGTTTGTCACCAGCGAGCGCCTGAAGTCGTGTGTTCGCCACTCCGGAATATCAATTTTATCCCTTAGTTTTTTCATGTATAGATTGGCTGACGAGCGATCTATCGCCTTGTCCAGTTCCTGACCGGGGAAAAGAATATCCCTGCCAGAATTGAGTAACCTTTCCACGTATGGTTTCACCTGGTCGAATACAGGCCGCCGGATAACGTTTCCCATCTTGGAATGCTCTCCTGGTGTGGTCCAGATGAGATCATCCATATTAAACTCGCTGGCAGTTGATAGGCGCAATTCAGACAACCGGGCACCCCATAGCAGCAGTAACTGGTGCAGAACTTTGTTGGAGGAAACAATCTTGTTGTTCTCCAGCGCCAGCCAGACTTTTGCAAGCTCGGTATATGTAAGAACCCGGCTACCCACATCGGGCTTTTTCCCAATGGTTTTAACGCTGAGTTTCAATACGTCACATGATGGGATCAACTGACGACTAATGCACCAGTTCATCACGGATCGAAGCTGGAGAAGTAATACCCTGGCTTTCTTGCCGTTCTTCTTTTCCTGCTTATCGAAGAACCTGACCCAGGATGAAACGGGAATGTTGACTACCGGAGCATCCGGGAATTCTTTGTACATGGTGTTGTACACAACTGACTTGTACAGCGTCTGAGTGTTGGGCTTGAGTGTCTCAACGTATTTGGTCCACCACTGATCCAGGCACTCCTTCAGCGTTAGCTCGCCATCTTCTTTGGCAAAATAATTTTTAGGGTTTAGTCCCTTGATGTACAATTCGCGCATCTCACCGACTATCACGCGAGCCTCTTTGAGAGACATAGCAGGATATCGGCCAACAGAAAGGCGAACAGGCTTACCGTTCCAGCGGTAACGATACTGAAACGTAATCGTTCCGGTTGGGGTGATACGCACACTCAGACCGTCACCATCTGTGACTTCGGGTGCGCCATTGTAAGGCTTGGCATTTATGCTGCGAAGTTTGGTATCACTGAGGGCCAC